AGATCGAACAGCATATGTGGATCTCGGAAGAAGCGTTGCCGAAGATGTTCATTACGGCAGACAAGCGCATGGTCGTGCGTGACATAAACAAACTCTTTGACGAAGACCCTAAGGCGTACTGGCTGTTCAACCATAAGCCTATTGGCGAATCTCCTCTGTACAATCTGCATGAGTTCCGTCCGAAGTCAATGAGTGGTATCTTTAACGGTATGTCCAACTACGGTGAGAAGCTGTTGTGGACTGATTCGAGTGGCAAGACGAATGAGCTTGCAACCGTTACCGTTAAGAGCCGCGATCCTCTGAACATTAACAGCGACGTTCGTGGTGATATTGCTGGGACACGTAAAGCGTATGCCAGGCCCACCAACGATATAAACATCCATGACAAGTACATGCAGGCATACTACTCGAACAAACGTCAGTCTATGGCGTATACCGAGACTGCTCGCGCTCTTGTTCTTGGCGGCTGCCCTGAGGTAGACCTGTTTGATATTGTTGACGTATCTGCTGGTGTGATAAACGGTAAGCGTGAAGTTGAGACTGACATTAAGCTGTCAGGCAAGTGGCTTGTGATTGGTCGTACACGCGTTTACGTTGGTGGCATGTACAGTGAAGCCTTCCTGCTGAGTCGCAACTTTACTCCTGTTGAAGGCACGTCAAACATTGGTGGTGGCTCAAACATCATTCAAACGCCATTGTCCACTGTTGCGAATATTCTGCGTCCATTCCAGATCAACTCGAACATCAAACAGGCGCTCGATGGCTCGAACCCTATCGACTGGCTAGCGCAGACACATAGCCTACAGCTTGACGTTATGCTCGACCAGTTCCAGACTGATAGTGAGATGTTCAAGTTCCCTGAGCTGGCGGCGAAGTATGGCGAAGGCGCTGACTATCTGAATAGCCTGATGCAAGAGTTCAACATGGCCAAGTATCTTACTGGCATCTGTAACGCTCTGAACAGTCTGGAGAAGCTGAGTGTCAATCTGGCAATCAACTACAAAGGCAGCATACTTGGTGCGCTTGCCTCGCGTATTGATAGCATGGAAAACATGCTCGGTGGTTTCACTAATGACGTGAACGGCCTGATAGCTAACGGTGATATTCCTGCTGAGTATCTCGACGGTCCTCAGATCAACCAGCGCTGTGTCAGTAACAGACTGGAGGACATGAACCGTATGCTCGATGACGCTCTGCCTGATAAGTGTCTCGACGCGTTCTCTATTAGCAAGCTGCTTGGACCAAGCACCAACCTTGCACAACTCATTCGTCAACAGGAAGAGAACCTGCGTAACTTCCTGTGTTCTCTAGGCGACGGTACTGTTGATGGCTCTGGTAAGAATGGTACGCCTGACGGTGAGAAACTTGAAATGTATTTACCACGGGTGAACAAATGATTCCACTCAATACAGTTAACTCAAAGAAAGGCATCGACCCGCAGATGGTGTATGAGGCTATCGTTATCGACAATAACGACCCTCAGAAAATCTGCCAGATTCGTGCGCGTATTATGGGTCTGACTGATGATATTCCTGACGAGTCTATTCCGTGGATTCGCCCGGCTGTTGGTCATCTGGAAGGACTCAAAGGTGGGAGTCAAGGTGTTGTATTTGGCGCTCAGTTCATTCCTACTCGCGGAGGTAAGGTCGGCGTTAAATTTCCTACTGGTCAGTTGCATGAAGGTATCTATACTACTGACGTGCGCATGACGCAAGCCGACATGTTGCCTGAGTTTCAGGTGAACTATCCACATCGCATGGGTATTCGTCTGTCCACCGGTACCCAGCTTATCATTGATCGTATGACCAACGAACACTTCCTCGTGACGTCTGGTGATTTTCACATGACGATTATGGGCGACGTTAACCAAACGATTGTTGGCAACCAACAGCTTATCATCACAGGCACGAAGAATGATATTCCGGACTACATTCTGAATGACCCAACAATGACGCCTAAGAATCTCAAGCCTGACCCCAAGAAGCGTATCAAGTTTAAAGGTACTGCGAAGGGTGATGGTGGTAATCAGTACACCAAGATTACAGGCAACCAGACTGTTGAGATTGGCGGTAGCCGCAAGGTCACTGTTAAAGGCGATGACGTGCTTGATGTGAAAGGTGCTGTTAGCATTGAAGCAGGTCAAGATGTATCTGTAAATGGACAGACAATCAACCTGAACTAAAGGACGCATTATGCGCACCGTGTTACAACGTGTAATGAACTTCGCTTATTTGGACGGCGGAGTTCCTCGTGTCGTTACTGCTCGTGTTATGATTCAGCACCCGTTGGGCCTGCAGGGCAGCGCACTTCACGTCATGTCCAACATCGCTATGCAACGCACCAAAATCTTCTTCATTAACGACGAAGACGTTGAGATGCAGGGCGGTACTCTTGTTACCGATCACATTAGCTGGAAATTTGATGAACGCAGCATTACAGCCATACCGCGCGCCAAGAAAAACCCGACCAACTTTAGTTGCATCTGTTGTGCGATGGCTGACTACTTTGAACGCTGTATGCAAATCTGGCTGCGAAACCGCCGTGATGCGATTGATTACATTACGGTGGACGTTGTTGTTGCTGATCATGAAGATGCACACTACATCGAAGAGATCAAGCCTGAGCTGGGATGCAACTTTTTCGAAGCGTCTGTCTTTGTGCTGGAAACCTCTTCCCGTACGTGGCATAACATGGGTGTGTTCATTACTGATAAGCAGCGCTTTTCTGACCATACCATCTTTCTTGCGGAAAAGGGACGCGATACCGTCAGTTCATCACATCTGCAAATCGACGTCGCAACTTTTGATCCTTACGGCAGCCCTGGTGATAACGGCAGTCTCTATAACGTCCTCGGCGATTTCACTGATAAGTTCGGTATTTTCAATGGTGTCCTTCTGATTAAGGAGAACACTAAATGACGTTCGATATTTGGTGTGGTGCTGTGCCGTCTGTTGCAGAAGCTCAACATATCTACGAACTGATGGGCAGAACAATGAAGAAAGTTGGTAAGCCTTTCTTTGCTCATATGCTCGTTATTTCTGGTCCTGCCGCTACTGACGCTTTTGATGCGCTGTCTCATGCGGGCTGCAATGTATCAAAGAAACCGACCAAGCATCGTGTTAAACATGCTGTCGTAATCTCTGGCCCTGCTCCGCGTGATTTTATGCAGAATCGCAAGCAAGTGCTTAACTGTCCGCACGACTGACGCTAATTTAGCTGAGACTATCGTATAAGGAGACGTCCATGCTTTCGCTATCTCAAGCGTGGGGCACAAAGTTTTTCCCCACTGCTGTTGAGCCTGAAGCGCTCACAACTCTTATCTTTGCCTCGGCTATGAATCTGACTGGCGCTCGCTCTCTTTCTGAGTCTGCGGTAGAACAGAACTGTCACCGTGCTGCGCAAGTAGCCCGACCGTTTGCAGAAGCAGCCGAGTTTATTCAGCGAGTCTACAACAAACATCCTGACTATCAGATCGTTGTTCTGGGTCAAGGTGGTATGGCATCGCACTGCGTTGTAGCTGACGCAGAGGGCCAAATTGTGTTTGACACGTTTGAGTCCTGCCGTCTACAATACTTCCCTGGCTGTATGTACAGCTATAGTTTAGGTGCCGCCGGTTCAAATGAAGTCTCTGTGCAAGCCCGTGCAACTCTGTTTGATGCCTACAGAACGTTGCAAGATCAGGGCCTGTGGAAAGACAATGCCGGTAGCTGGGATGTTGACCTGCCACGGGGACTCGATTCATTATGATGATCAACGTATCATTGTCTGCTAAACTGCCAAGCGAGAAGAAACCTCGCAAACAGTCGGGCGTTATTCCATACAGAAAAAGAAGTGATGGTACGATTGAGCTGTTGTTGATTCGTACCACTCACGCTGGTAACTGGGGTCTGCCGAAAGGCGGGGTGGAGAAGGGAATGACTCCACTGGACAGTGCTCTGAAAGAGGCCATGGAAGAAGCTGGTGTCCTCGGTAAGCCAAAAGACTTCGTAGACATTATGCGCTACGTCAAAGGCAAGACCGGCCGTGAGCAACACGTTGAATGGTACGTCATGAAGGTCAAGACTATGCTGACCGAGTACGACGAAGCCTTGACGCGTGAACGCAAATGGTTCAAAGCGGATAAGGCTCTGCGTAAATTGGATAAGAAACTTCGTCCTATCGTAGAGCAAGCCCTGGACATTATCGACTCGTATGGCCTATAAGCGGCGCAAAGCTGAACCCATTCAGACCGCTGTATTTAAATCAATGAGCCGTCCTGATAAGACGGCCTTTCTTACCGAAGCTGCACAACGCTACTGGATTGACAAACGCTATTCATGCCACGTTGAACTTGGGCTGATTAAGCACGGTAACTTAAGGGCTGACGTGTTCTGCCTGAATACCAAATGCGATATGATTATCACTGAGGTAAAGAGTTGCTGGGCTGACTTCAATACCGATAAGAAGTGGCACAAGTATTTGCCTTTCTGTATGCGTATGTACTTCATCATTGATGAACGGCTGTTTGAATCTCATGGCGATAAAATCATTGGCCGTATCAAGGACCTTGGTTGCGGTTTGATTGTCGTGAATAAGTTCGGCTCTGCATTTGTCAGAAGCAATGCCAAGCGAAAGACAATGAAGAACGAAATCGTGGCGAAGTTGCTCATTAAGGCCGCATGGCGTGGTGGGCGATTTGCCTAAGGAATCGCATTATGAAACCAACCTATGTTTTAATCGAAGGCGGCGAAGGCGGTGGTAAGTCTACCGTATGTACTGCTCTTTCTGAAATACTGACGCAGCGTGGCATTAATACTTTGCGCTTACGTGAGCCGGGCGGTACGCCGTTAGCTGAACACATTCGTGATGTTCTGCTATCCAATTCAAATCCTCTTAATGAGGACATGGACCCACGTACTGAACTGCTCCTGTTCCTTGCCGCGCGCTCCTCAACGATGACTGCGTATGAGCGCATCCTCGACAATCAACCAAACACGATCATTATTGCCGATCGCGGGTACCCATCAACCTACGTTTATCAGGCGGGTGAGTCCGACATTAATGCGCATATCTATCAGCATACTTGGGAAGCACTTGCTCCTGAGAACCGCCTGACCGTGCTGCTGACGTGTAGCTATGAAACTTCTATCGAACGTCGGAAGATTCGCATTGGCGGTGAAGACCGTATTGAGAAGCGTCAGACCAAAGAAGTGTATGAGCAATACAACCAACGCTACCTCGAAGTACCTGGTGGTTTCGATTTGATTATCGACACTGAGGTTAATTCGGTGTCTGATGTTGTTCGTCAAATTCTCGCCAAGCTGTCATGAATTTAAACCTCTACGCGTCGATGCCTCGCGCACGACAAGAGGCGGTACTAAAAAAGATTTGCGAAGACAACGCGTTTATACCGCAGTTCGAACAGCGCTTCCTCACTATGGCTCTGTTCTCGGTCCGCAAATCGCGTAAGCAGAACACGGATGTTTTCGCGTACCGTCCTACCAAAGACCAGCACATGGCTGTTGGTTATAGGATTCAGTACGTCAAAGGTAAGTACGTTGCTGAACCGTGGTGCTTCGTTGTCCCTGACGCAATGAAGTCTACAGGCGAAGAGATTAATGTTCGGCCAGACAAAGCTCTTTACTTCGGGTCAATTGTACCTGACAGTCTGATTGAACAGCACGGTACTCTTGCGTATAGCCTGATGCTGGGTAATCTCAACCTGCTCAAGCAGAACGCCTTCCGCATTGTTTCGTATTAGGGATTTATATGAACCTCATTCAAAAGCAGTCCTCGATTATTCGTGACCTGAGCATCATGCCATTGACCGTGCGTCAGTTGGGTGATGCGTTCGTGGGTCTAAGCTCAAACAACGTTGCCTATGCGTGGCGTAACGGTGAAATTTATGACTTCACCGCAGGCAGCGAAGTAAACTTCCAATCGCTCAACGCAAACATCATCGAACGTATTAGCGGTATGCACTTCGCTGGTACACACGAAGATGTAGGCACAACCGTATTCATGTCCAGCAGTAGCGCTGTTCATTTGCATCTTGGTGAGAAGCGCAAGCCATACGCTGTAGCATCGTCTTTAGACCTGATGCCCGCTGTTATGGACTTCGCTGCCTCTCTGTCTAACAGTGGCAAAGCATTGCAGATTGCTTCTGAGTCTGCTGGCCCGCGCACTTACGGTACCTACGTAGGTAAGAAAGTCGTTGTTGATGACGCTAACGACGAGTACGATCTGGAGCTGGAGAAAGGCGACAAGTACAGCATGGTTTATCTGAACCGTGACCGCTACGAGTTGCGCATGAAAGATGACCCGAAAATCGTGTTCATCATTCGTGGCCATTTACGTGCTGCTAACATCATCGGCCAGACTGAGTTCACTAAGCAGTTCGGCTCTATCGGTGATGACAAAGCAAACACGTTCCAGCCGGTCGGTGTTGTTGGTCGCAACATGGCTACGCCAGTGCAGATCAAGAAAGACACCGTTATCTATATGTTCCGCAAGAAACACTATCTGCCGCAGAACCTCGCTGTTCCGCTGGAGAAGATTCTTAGCGGTGCTGATCTGGCGAAACTCATTGACAGCCTCAAGCCGGTAAAAGAGAACAAAGCTATCGTCAAAGGTAAGCTGGTGGGCGTTAAGCTACCGTCTCTGCCTGGCGGTAAGAAGATTCAGTCTGAGCGTCCGATTAAGAAAAACGTTAGCGTTGTCTATGGTGCGTTTTTCCCTGTATCTGCTGCCCAGCCGAATCGTAGTCGCGTAGTCTTTGGCTCAACTGTCAAAGAAGCTCAGACCAAAGCGATTGAAGCTGTTAATCGCATGGCCGTACCTACGGACTATTACCTGTTCAGCACAACCACCAGCGATGAACTTTATGACCTCGCAAAAGGTGGCTCTGTATTGATTCGCGCGACTGGTGTGCTGCAACACACGTATGCCAATGCGAAGCATATCTCACTCGGCTATATGGACAACCAGACCGAGCTTCGTGACCCGATTAAAGTGGACGTTCCTGAGCTGCGTATCGCTGCTATCAAGACGAACACCAAAGAGGTCGTGAAAGAAATCCTGCGTCTGCTTACCGAAGGCTATTTCAACACGGGCCTGCACTTGTCTGTACGTCAGCCAGCAGAAGCAATCAGCTTCGAAGGCACGTTTGACCCGCGCACTCGCGATCAGCTTACTGGTATCGGACGTCGCATCGCTGCATATCTCAAGCAGAACGGTGTAGAGTTGGAGAACGGTATGATTCGCGCGGCATTCGGCCAGAAACGTGCTGAACTGCGTTTTAATCTGCCTGCTATCTCTGGCGCTGCACTGCAATCTGTAAATAAGATTCAGACAGACGAGCCAACGTTGAATGCTCCGATTTATGCGACTATCAAGCCTAAACAGCCGACTGTCGAAATCACAGCGTTCAACCGTCACACAGGCTACGTGACGATTCGCGCACAACGCGGACCTGAACTGTACTCAGAACCTTACGATACTCTTTATTCAAATATTGAGCGTAAGGCGTTCTAAAATCTGTAAATAAAAATTGCAGATAGTAATATCAACTTGTCCCAGTCAGATGGCGTACTTAGCGGACGTTGTTTGACTGTAAACTTGTCGCTGCGTTCCACAGTAGGCAAGCCTCCAGCTGGTTAGAGTGTGATGCTCTGTAATCGTGAGGATTAACCCCAGCACCCACGCGATAGACTGCTGCTCTGCTGCTGACGCTCACAAGGCCCAGCGTTTTTCATTCTTTTCAGACATGGCACGGCAGTTGCCTCTAGGCGCGTAAGACAGGCGGAACGTACTCTCAACGTTGTGGCCCCTCTTATCGGGATAGCAGTTTGCAGCTACGCTGCCTGATGCACATATGCCTTTCACCGTGTGTGCATTGGGAAGAACGGCAGGCCTCCAGGCGATGCAATCTTCATGACAACCTTCCACCAGCTATATCCCACTTATGCACGAACGTGAGGGGGTATGTAGTGTGTCATCCAGCGGACGACTCAACACACTGCGTACGGGATTAAGTTGGCTAGAGTCTTAATGTGATAAACATCCGCAGACCCTCATGGGTGCCGTCTTCCTTGTACGGTATTCAGGGAGTAAAAGAGTGCAGACGAGATACTCAAGTGAAGTCGGGCGACGAGCGACTCTGCATTTGGTCAAAGCTGTTCACAGCCTGTTGAGCATTGCCCTTAACAATGCTTAATGGAGTGTGTCCGCTGCCCCGCTGCTGTTGACGTGCTGCCATAGCTGATACCCATTCTCGGGTAGTGAAATATCGTATAGGACTTGTTAGCGGTCAATCGCGTTCCTACCACGATCTAATGCACAACAAGAGCGATTGTTAAAGAGTGTATTAACCACCGCAGATCACCGATGGGTAACCTCCTTCGCTTGAGCGATGTGAATACGGTACGTGTCTTCCTGCCCACGTATCGTTGAAGCGTTGTTCTTGTGCGCGGTCTCCGCAACCCAGGCGGTAACGAGAGAAAGAGAGTTGAAACCCTAGTGAAGTTGGGCGAAGGGCAACTTGAAGTAACTTGATCGACATTTGCAAATGTTTTACCTTACAGTAGAGACACAGGAGCAAACATGATTTTGTTCTTCGTGTCGTTGATAGCAATTGCGATGCTTGGTCGCTTGCTATCTGGTCCCGAGAGTCACATGCTGTTGCCGCGCCGTGCGGCTTCACTCTCGGCCATTAACTCCGGCTTAGTGGCTTCGGCTACCGAGCACTCGCTTCGGGTGTGAGGGAGTTAAGCGACACAAATCCAAGCAAAGAAAACGGGCGGCCTTCGGGTTGCCCGTTTTCGTTTCTACTGCATAACAAGCTAATTTGTGCCTAACAGAGGAGAATTAACATGGGTCAGAAAGCTATTCGTTTAGGCACAGATCTGTCTACTGGACACAATGGTTATTTTCCTGTTGTCCCTGCTCAGGCATCTTCTAACGTGCTTGTGAATGGAAAAGGGAGTGTTCGTCAAGGCGATAGTTATCGTCCTCACTGGAAACCAAAGAAGCCTCCTCATGTCGGGAAAGCTACTTCAAGTTCTAGTGTGCGTGTCAACGGTAAGCCTGCGCAACGTGCTGGTGACGCTAACAGTTGCGGCGACACAGCTTCGAGTGGTAGTTCTAATGTGAGATTTGGCTAATGGCTGGAATCGGAGTTCGTCTGATAGATGTGCCGATTAGCGAGCGCATCTATTGTGATATTAATGCGTGGATTCA